GCACTTACACAAATATTAATTGATCCTTATAGGGTTAAATCAATTAAATCAGAGACAAGAGGTCTCATAATTGAAGAAGAAACTAGGTTTTCTGCTGTTAAATCTGAAACTAGGTTAAATAGTATAGAACACGAAACAAGAATATTAACGGTGGATTCTGAAACTAGAACATTAATAGTTCAACCACTACAATTAGTGGATGTTGAAGCAAATCCATTGGATAGGAGAAAATAATGCCGTCATTAACAGGTTACAAAATTGATCAGGTAGGAACTTACATTGATAAGGATCCATATGCGGTGTTAGATTATACCCTGGATTGGACCAATTGGATGCCAACAGGTGATACCATATCATCAATTACGGTAACAGCAGAAACAATATCAGGAGATTCAGCACCATTAGCAATTGATTCAAGCACAAACAATGATTATCTAGCAACAGCATATATTTCAGGCGGCACATCAGGCAACATTTATAACGTAGAATACAAGATTGATACAACCAATGGATTAAAAGATTCTAGAAATATTAGAATTAAAATTTTAGAGAGACAAGCGTAATGAGTGAAGAGAATAAAAAGCCAACAGCAAAAAAATACAAGACCGTTGATAGAGATCTTGTGTATAAACTTGCGGCTATTCAATGCACTCAAGAAGAAATAGCAGAAGTGATAGGAATTAGGGTTGAAGCATTAAGAAAACGCTTTGGCGCATTAATTGATAAAGGCAAACAGGCAGGCAGAAAAAGTTTAAGAAGGGCACAATGGGATAAGGCACTTAATGGAGATACACGTCTGCTTATTTTTCTTGGGAAACAATATCTATCACAGAAGGATCAGATTGATGACAACGCAAACAAATCACCGTTGCCATGGGATGATGATAAAAATTAATTATGAGTAAATTAGAATTTGAAAACAATCAAAGAACAACATCCTTTCCATATGGCATTAACATACGTAAAGGAATATATGATAACATTGGTGGAATTGACAAGTTTGGTTATTTGCCAACAGCAACCACAAGTTATAAAACCGTTTGGGATGGTGATAATGTTTATACCTATCCAAGTGCGGCAACAACCATGAATGTTGTTTCAAGTGCTGGTGCAACTGACAATGGTATTGATATTACAATTCAAGGTCTTGATGCAAGTTACAATCAAATAACTGAAACGGTTACATTGGGTGATGATAGTGCGGGTGGCACAGCAACCACAAGAGAATTTTTAAGGGTGTTTAGAGCCTTTGTTTCAGGTGGCACAAACATTACAGGCAACGTAACCATTCAACAGGATGGTGTTGTCTATGCTAAGATATTCGCAGAAATGCAACAAACACTTATGGCTGTTTATACCATACCAGCGGGATTCACAGGTTATCTAGTAGCAGGCAATATCAGTGTAGAAAAGAATCAACCTGTTGTTTCAAAACTAATGACAAGATCGCCAGGTGGTGTTTTAAGAGTTTCAGGACTAGTAACAAGTTTTGGTGTGCCATTTCAACGTAAGTGGGAATTTCCACCCGTGCTACCAGAAAAATCAGATATTGAAATAAGAGCCAAGGCAGGAGCAACAACTTCAATTGCCGCAGGTTTTGAAATTATATTGGAGAAAAACAATTAATGCCATTAAGTTCCGCACAAAAACAAATTGCTGATTCAACTGCACGTTTTCGTGTGGCTATTACTGGACGACGTTTTGGTAAAACAACCGTTGCCATTAGAGAACTAGCAAAAGCGGCGGCACAACATCCAGAAAGCAAATGTTGGCTGGTGGCACCCAGTTACAGACAGGGAAAAGAAATTGTGTGGAGTCAATTGGTAAGAAAATTACAAGATCTAAATTGGATTGAAAAGAAAAACGAAGCAGAATTAAAATTATATCTTCGCAATGGTAGTGAAATAGCAGTTAAAGGTGCTGATTCACCAGATTCATTGCGTGGAAGCAAATTGGGATTTTTGGTTATGGATGAATTCCAAGACATTGATCCTAAAGCATGGTATGAAGTTCTAAGACCTACACTATCAGATAGTGGAGGCAAGGCCCTGTTTACAGGAACACCTAGAGGATTAGGGTCATTCAGTTTTGATCTATTCACAACAGCAAAGGACACTGAAGGTTGGGACGCATTTCAATTTACAACATTGGATGGTGGTTGGATCCCTGAATCAGAAATTGAACAAGCAAAACGCGATATGGATGAGAAAACATTTCAACAGGAATATGAAGCAACGTTTACCACATGGTCAGGTGCTGTTTTCTATAATTTTGAAAGAGATGCGAATGTAAAATCATGTGCTGGAGATTTTGATACATCACATATATTTGTTGGTCAGGACTTTAACGTTGATAACATGGCAAGTGCCATATTCGTTATGCCTAATTCAAGTGAAATGTATTTTATAGATGAAATTAAAATGCGAGGTAGTTCAACTGATGATGTTGTTAATGAATTGAAAAATAGATATCCAAAATCACAGATTACTATTTTTCCAGATCCTGCCTGTAAAGCCAGGAAGACATCAGCGGGTGGTAGAACTGATTTAAGTATATTACAAAACGCTGGCTTTGATGTTAAAATGAGAAATACCCACCCTGCAATTAGAGACAGAATCAATGCAACAAATGCAAAATTAAAATCAGCAAACGGAACGAGAACACTATTTGTGGATCCAAAATGTAAAGAGGTTATTAAAAGCCTTGAAAGATTGGTTTACAAAGAAGGCACTAGCATACCTGATAAAGATTCAGGGTTTGATCACATGGCGGATGCATTGGGTTACGCCGTGGAATATCTGTTCCCAATCAAAAAAGAATACGCTACTACAGGGGATCCACAACGTTGGGCCTTTGGTGGCACATCAGGAGGAATAAGATAATATGCCAAGAGTTAGAGACCTGTATATCCCAGGAACCACAAAAATATCAGTTGAATACGTTTATGACGTGCATCCAGCATATAAAACCTATATTGGTAGATGGAATTTTTTAAGCGATTCATATATTGGAGGATATGATTATTATAGAGGCAAACATTTAGAACCTTTCTATTATGAAAGCACAGGCGATTATGAAAAACGTCTAAGAATGAATGCACTGGATAATCATGTTAAATCAATCGTTGGCATTTATAATTCATTTCTGTATAGAAGACCAATTTATCGTGATTGGGGATCAATTAAAGACGATCCAAGTTTAAATTCATTTTTAAAAGATGCTGATCTAGATGGTAGAAGTTATGAAGCATTCCTACGTGATCTAAGTGCATACGTTATGGTGTATGGCCATACTTGGTGCATTGTTGACAAACCCAATGTTATTACCAACACAAGAGCGGAAGAACTTGCACAAGAAATCCGTCCTTATGTTTCAATCTTTACTCCTGAAAATGTTTTAGATTGGGAATACAAAAGAGAAACTAATGGTCTTTATGTATTAACCTATCTTAAGGTTAGAGAAGAAATAGTTGGAACAACACAATACATTAGAGAATATACACCTGAAGAAATTAGAGTTTACAAGGTTGAAGAAGACGCACCTAATGAAGCAAACATAATTTCAGTTATTCCTAATGAACTAGGTAAAATCCCTGCAACCTGTGTTTACGCAGAACGTTCAAACATCAGGGGAGTAGGTATCTCAGCCATAGGCGATATTGCAGACATCCAGCGATCAATCTACGAAGAACATAGTGAAATAATTGAATTAACAAAACTCACTAACCATCCTAGTTTGGTAAAGACCGCTTCAACAGAAGCATCAGCAGGAGCAGGCGCAATAATTCAGATACCAGATGATATAACAGATGCCACAAAACCGTATTTGTTACAACCTAATGGGCAAAACATTTCTAGTTTATTAGAAAGTATGCGTCATAAGATTGAATCAGTTGATAGAGCGGCGGCACTTGGAGGTATTAGAAGTGTTGAATCAAGAAGATTATCAGGAATAGGTTTACAAACAGAATTTCAATTGTTATCAGCAAAATTAAGTTCATTTGCGGCTAACATGGAATTGGCTGAAGAACAAATTATGCGTTGTTGGTGCATGTATCAAGACACAGCATGGGATGGAGAAATTCAATATCCTAGAAGTTTCTCAATACAAGATAAAGCAAATGATATTGCTATGCTTAAACTAGCAAAAGAATCAAATCCAACCAATCCTGTATTGTTAAAAGAAATTGATAAACGCATGTTGGAGATCATCGTTGATGATCCAGAAGAATTAAATGAAATAATGGATGAGTCCTCATTGAGCGAGGGTGAGGATGAGATGTCTCATCCTGTAACAACAGAGTCAACTAGGGAAGCCCATATCAGAGAAATGATTATGGAAGGATATACTGATCAACAAATTCTAGAAAGACATCCAGAAATTAATCAACAAGACATTGTAAGAACCAAGGCGAACCTATTGAACGATCCTAATGGGTAAGTTTATATTTGAACCGCCACCATGGCAAAACGAAACAGAAATTAGAATAAGAGAATTGCTTGGTCTTTATAATGAAGATATCTTTAAGTTTGAAACCAAAAAAAACAAACGTGCAGGTATTAGGGCAAGAGCATATCTCTTAGAATTACATCATCTCTGCAAAACACGCAGAAAAGAAATACTTGAAGACAAAAAAGAAATGGGTTGGTTTGAACATCCAAGTTGGGAAGGCGTTGACGAGGAGGATGAAGAATAATGCCAGTTAGAAAAGTAAAAGGCGGATATAAATGGGGCACATCAGGGCGTGTCTATAAAACAAAAGCAGAGGCTGAAAAACAAGGTAGGGCAATTCAAGCATCTAGATCCAGAGGCGGTAGAAAGAAACGTTAATGGGAATGGGTGATGATATGATGTATCTAGGCGAGGCCTATAATTTACATCAACAAACAGGTAAAAAGATTGCTCCACAAAAGGATGGACATATACGTCCAATCAATTATCGCAAACAACCAGCATTTAAAAACATAGATTGGATTGATCTTGAGGGATATCCTTTTGAACAAAGACCCAATGGTAAACGCTGGTATCACGATGTTGATCATTATGAACCAAAGCCAGCACCAATTGTTTTGGATGAACACGAAGATGGTTGGGGCAAGAATATTAAAAAACAATATGGTGAATATATTCTTGTAAATCCAGATGCCAAAATAAATGCACATCATGCCAACAACAAGCATTGGCCTTGGGAGCATTGGCAGAGATTGGTAGAAGGATTAACCAATGCTGGACACATTGTTATTAGGGCAAAACCGCAGGGACGTGCTGAACTATATGGTGCCATTAACATAGTAACAGAAATAAGAGATTTTTTTGCATTGGTAAAATATGCCAATTGGGTTATAACAACAGATGGATTGGCTCATCATACTGCGGCGGCATTTGATGTTCCTTGCACCGTAATATGGGGTCATTGCACTTCACCAAAACATCTAGGATACAAAAATCAAACGGATATCATTACAGATTTACCAGGAGCACCTTGTTATACAATACACAAGGATTGTGAATTATGCCAAGAAGCCATGCAAAAAATAACACCTAAACAGGTGTTAGAAACAATAAACTTTTAAATACTAGTATGGTAGCAATTACAACAAACAGCGTAAGAAGTTTAATTCCAAAACGAGTAGGAGGAAAAGTTATGGCATCAAGAGGTGGCAGAAAAAGCAAACAAAGAACAGGTATGTCTAGATCCAGCATGAGAACTAGCATGAGAACTAGAACAACCACAAGAGGTGGTAGAAAACGTCGCAAATAGGCACGATTTTCTTTTAAAACAATAAATAATACATTACTCCAAGCGAG